TTACGCTGGTTAAATTATGGTTAAGACTGTTATTCCTGGAAGGAATACTATATTTTCAGCAGTATTGTCAGGTATTGCTGAGAGCGTTGGTGCATCTATAGTAGCACTAGGCATTCATGCAGGGGATCATCACATCTACCCTGATTGTCGCTTAGACTACAGTAAAGCTCTTGACACCCTCATTTATTTAGCTTCAGACAGAAAAGTTGAAGTTGAAGCCCCTTTTCAGAGAATAGATAAAACAGGTATACTTAAAATAGGACTCCCTATTAAAGTTCCTTATGAATTCACCCGCACATGTTACAAAGACCAGCCTGTCAGTTGTGGCGTATGTGGGAGCTGTTCCGAACGCCTCTCTTCATTTGAAGAACAGGGTATCGAAGATCCAATCATGTATGTTGATCGAACAGCATACAAACAATTCACTAAAGAGTAACAAATGGATACAACAAAAATTGAAGACTTATGGCGGCAACTTCTTATTGAAATAGGTGAGAACCCTGATAGAACAGGACTACAAGAAACACCTAAAAGAATTGCTAAAATGTATAAAGAAATTTTTAGAGGTTATAATGGCGCAGAAAAACCAAACGTTACTATTTTTCCAAACGGAACTGACGGTGTCCACTATAACTCGATGATTATTGACTCAGGATACTATTTTAGTCAATGTGAGCATCACGGTGTCCCATTTTTTGGGAGTTATCACTTTGCCTATATACCGGATGAACTTATTGTAGGAGCTTCTAAAATAGCTAGGGTTGTTGACTACTATGCAGCTAAATTACAAATAGCTGAAAGACTATGTCAAGACGTAGTTAACTGCCTATGTGAAGCCACAAAGCCTAAGGGTATGATATTGATTATGGAAGGGCGGCATTTATGTAAGGAAATGCGTGGTGTACGGAAAGTAAACAGTCCTTTTGAAGTTATAGAAGCCCGTGGTTTATTTGACACTAATACAGACGGATGTAAGGATGAATTTTTATCACGTATAGCTACTAAGTAGAGGATGCATCATGGACACGGGTACTAAAATTACATTAAGGAAGAATATGAAAAGTTCTTTCTTAAAAGAGTTTTTATATGTGAAGGCTTTTCTTTCTGAGCCTATCACTGTTAAGTTTCCGTGGGGAGAGGAAATTATTGAACCTCCTAAGAAGCTGCATATCAGTGATTTGTTATTTGAAAGAACATATTCATGTATCGACTATTTACCTTGTAAAAAATGCTGTTTAGGATTATGGAGTTTGTTTTTAGTGCCATTTACTACAAAAGAATCTTGCAATATCATTAAGCCGCATGCTATAGTACAGAACATTAACATTAATGGTAAGGACTTCGAGTATCTGTGCGTTGATCATAAAGGAGTTTTCTGTCCTCTCAATACTCCTGAGGTTGGTTGTACAATACATGTAGATAATCCGATAACATGTATGTTCCCGCTTATACATTTCCGTCAATACAGGAAGGATAATGTAAACATCCTATTAGGGCACTTTGGTCGTAATTGGAAGTTGGGTTGTCCTGTAGAGTTTAGACCTTACCACAATGTGGAAGAGTTTAATGCTAGAGTACTGCCACGGTTTGATAGATTGATTGAGTACTTGGGTAAAATTGAAGTGCCGCATAAAGGTCCCGAGATAATGGACTATATTTACACTAGGCGAGACAGATTAATAGGTAATATAATACCACATGTACCGCCAGGTGGTTTTGGGTTATTGTAATTATACACGTTAAGGAGAGAGCAGTGACTGAACAGAAACAATTTAATGATACCTCTATGTTGTCCGCACTTGGTTCAAGGACAACTGAATACGACTTAAGTGAACCAAAATCAGATATTTTTGAGTGTTTTGAAAACACTACATCCCGTCCATATGTTATTAATATTGAAATCCCTGAATGGAGCGGGATGTGTTTAGCTGGAGACACACTTGTTGACGTAGCATGTGATGAGTCTAAGTTTCCTAAAGGTATAGCCATTAAGGATCTTGTAGGTACTGAAGGTCTTGTATTTTCTTTTGATGAACAAAAAAATGAACCTGTAGTTCGTAAGTACTACAATGTACGAAAAACTAGGGAAAACTCAGAAACTGTTAAAGTCACATTTAAAAAAATACGACGCAACAATGACGGTAAATTCGAAACACAACACGGTACTATGGTAATGACTCCTGATCATCCTGTACTTGTGCAGAAAGGGTTAGGTATTTTTGAATGGGTTTTGGCAAATGATTTAAAACCTAGTGACCAATTAGTAGTAGAGCAACGGCAAGGTGATTACATTAGAGGTAAACAGCGTCACAGGTTAATACAGGAATACCTATACGGACGTAAACTAGTTACTGAAGAGCATGTACATCATGTTGATTTAAATCACATTAACAATACTCCAGATAATTTGGAAGTATTATTAATGTCCGACCATTTTTCATTACATATGAAAAATAGATACATGTGGGATGATGCACTAGATGTTGAACAACTTGTATTAGAGTATAACAACGGTGCAAATTTCCATTCGCTGTCAAAAAAATATGGATGTGATGGTAGTACAATATATGCTAGAATTGAACATCTAGTGAATAAACGGACACAGTCTGAAGCTCTTGGTGCACGTCCCTCAAGCATAGCTAAAAAGTTGATATATAAAGAATGCAATGACTACTATCAACAAGGGTATACTATTTACGAGTTATCTAGTTATTATGATGTACACGCAACAACTATCATGGGTTGGGTTAAAAAAGCAGGCGGGACACTACGTACAGCTCATGAGACCTCTGCATTACGTAAAACCGTAGAGCTGTCAGGGTTGAATCACAGAGTAGTGTCAGTTGAGCCAGGAGAAAAACAAGACGTATACAATATGGAGGTAGAGGATACTGAGTGTTTCTTCGCTGAAGGTATTGTTGTACACAATTGTCCCAAAACGCATCAGCCTGATTTTGCACATATTTCTATTGCTTATGTGCCTAGATACCTATGCATTGAGTCTAAGTCATTGAAGCTGTATACCTTCTCATATCGTTCATATGGCTGTTTTATGGAGAGCACTACAAATAAATTCGTTGATGATATTGTAGCAGCATGTAATCCGTATTGGGTTAAAGTACAGGGTATTTTTAATCCACGCGGCGGTATTGATTTAAATGTAAATGCAGAGTATTACAGCATTGACATTGGCGATTACTTAGAGTACATACCTCAGCACATATTTGGAAAAGATAAAATTCACGTACCTGTTTTTTATTTCTAATCATCTACACTAGGTAAACAATTCACATGCATGTATACTTTGCAGGTGCTACTCGTGTTGAAGAAGGGTTCCCTGAGCTTCAACACGAGATAAGAAAGCGCTTAGTTTCATACCATTACCAAACTGCATCACTTGATAAGTACTACTATGAGGACGAAAGAGATAAGTATGAATCTATCATACTCGACTCAGGCGCGTTTTCAGCGTGGAGTCAAGAAGCAATAATTGATATAGAAAAATACGCTCAGTATATACTAAAATGGCAAGATAAGGTTGACTATGTCGTTAATCTCGATGTTATTCCTGCTAAGCCGGGTGTAAAACCGACCGCTGATGAAATTGAACGTTCTGCTTCTAAAGGGTATGAGAATTATCGATACCTGTTAAGTATGGGTGTGCAAAGAGAGAAACTCATACACGTATTCCATCAACATGAAAATGAAAAATGGTTACGTAAAATGGTGTATGAGGATAAAATACCTTATATAGGATTATCCCCTGCCAATGATATGAACACACTTCAGAAAATGAAGTTTTTAGATAGCTGCATGCCCATAGTAACTGATGCTGAAGGTAAAGCTACAGTAAAGTTCCATGGATTTGCTGTCACCTCTTACGAACTAATGGAACGGTATCCTTGGTTTAGTGTTGATTCAAGTACGTGGGCTGTAGCTGGAGGGAGGGGTGAGATATTCACACCGCAGCTGACAAACGATAAAATGGACTTTACTAAAGCTCCTGAGAAAGTGTCCATTTCTCAAATAGCAAGGAGTAGGGAACATTATCTAAATTTGTTTGATAAGGACCCATCAAGCACAATAGTCAAAAACTTGCTAGCATACTTTGAGTTGCTCAATATACCACTCGGGTGTCAGTTTTTTCTACGGGTTCCTAAAGATTACGTAATAAAAAAGCACAATGGTTTTAAAAAATGCTCAAACTCTTTTATACGTCATATGGAATTTGAGTTGCCCGTTACAGATGGGTTTTTAACTCCTGAGCAGCTTGATAAGATCGATTTAAACAAGAAGCACACTGTCCGGTTGTATGAAGGTCCTGATCATATTTGGGTGGAGCATATAATTGGAAAAGGTGTTATTAACTATTGGAAAGAACGGCAACGGGTTAATGCAATATTCATGAATACTTTTGTAGGTATACTTGATGCACAGGAACCTAGAGCGTACAATCTTAAGCTACAGCCAGAAGGTTTTGGACTTTATTCAAAGAAGAAGGAGTAATTGATGGACTATTTAGTTTTTGACAGACAATTGTTATTGGACACACTAGTAGAAGTTAAGCCAGGTTTAGCAAATAAGGATGTTGTTGCACAAGCTAGTAAATTCGTGTTCAAAGGAAAAGCTGTGTACACGTACAATGACGAAATTGCAGTAATGCATCCCATTGAGCATGATTTGACAGGCGCTGTACCTTCAACGGAATTGTACGACTTGTTGAATAAAATGACTGATACTGAAGTTAGTATTGCTATTGAAGGTACTACTATGCACATTAAGGGTCTCAAACTTACTGCTAGTATACTCATACAGGATGAGATTTTGCTCCCTATGACTGACCTACAAGTACCTAGTATTTGGTCACCTGTACCTCCTGACTTTACTGACGCTTTGACATTCTCTTTATTGTCAGTGGGTACAGATTTGTCGAAACCTATTTTGACATGCGTTCACTGGACACAGGAGTACATGGAGTCATGTGATAATTTTAGGTTGACACGGTACACTATGTCCACTCCTGAACTAGCTGAACCCATTTTATTATCAAATAAAGTAGTGTCTAACCTTAAGAATTATACACCCACCCATTTTTCAATTGAGCCTGGTTGGGCCCATTTCAAAACTAAAGCAGGTTGTGTATTCTCTTGTAAAGTATATTCGGGGACATTTGTTGATCTTTCATCAATTTTCACTACTGTGTATGATAAAAGCATCACATTTACTGACGCGGTTGTCTCACTACTTGATAGGGTACTAGTACTAGCTGACAGGGACATACACGGAAACTCAAAAGCAAATCTCAATGTAACAGGTGGGATTGCAACAGTCTCAGCAACAGGACCTTTAGGTAATGTAACTGAGTCAACTAGAATTAAATCAGACAGCGACATCTTATTTGAGTTCAAAATTGAGACACTTATGCATATTCTGCAACATTCTAAGCGCTCTCTTATTGACACCAATAAAAAATCACTCCAATTCACAGACGGGAAAAAGTGGGTACATGTAGTATCACTATGTTAATTGTATAGCTACATGTAACACTTCATATCGTCAAATGACGGGTAGTTGCCTACATGAACCACATGTAAGCAGCTACCTCTAACCTAACCTTCATACAAAGGATTAGCACATGTCAGGTTTTTTTACAAGGGAAGAGATACCTATTAATAATCAGATTAATAGAGTGTCATGCGAAAGGTGTGGCTTGCATTTAAAATGCAGGAACCCTAAGATTGAAATGTCAGGGGAAGGGAAGAAAGGGATACATGTTATCCTTGACTCCCCAAGTAATTCTGATGATGAAAAGGGTCTCCATCTATCAGGGAAAAGTGGCAAGTTTTTAATTGCAGCTTTAAAAAAATTAAAAATTGACGCCCGAAAAGATTGCACATTTGACTATGCTGTTAGGTGCATGCCTCCTAAAGGGGAAGCTACTAAGATGCATGTTGAAGCATGTACTGGGAAAATGTGGGAGAACTTATTAGAAGTTAAACCAAAAGTTATATTGCTGTTTGGTAACAATGCTCTTGAGTCGTTCTTAAAACCACGTTGGGTAAGTACTGTAGGTGAAATGGCAACATGGCGTGGTTTTGCTATACCTGATAGGACTGTAAAGGCTTGGGTGTGTCCTATGTACAGCCCTAAATTTGTCACGATGAATGATAAACATCCTGTACTAAAACAAATAACGCAAGATGACCTATCGTACGCTATAAAACATATTAACATAGAATTTCCTGAATACATTGACGAAAGACAGCAGATTCGTATACTAAATGATGAAGAAAGTCAAGTACGTTGGCTTAAAACTCTATACGAGAAATCGCTAGTTTCAGAGACTGTCTTAGCAGTAGATTACGAAACAACAGGGTTAAAACCACATGCTCTAGGACATCAAATCGCATGCATCTCAATGTGTTATGATGAAAATGAAGCAGTTTCGATGTGGTATCCTAGTATGACACCCGTAGCACGTAGATGGGTTAAAAAAATATTAACAAGCTCAAAGATTTTAAAAGTTGCACATAACATTAAATATGAAATAGCCTGGACTAAAAATATCCTTGGCTATGATCTACACCCAACCACATATTGTTCTATGCAGGCAGCACATGTGATTGACAATAGGCCCAGTATTGTTGGGTTAAAGTTCCAGTCATATGTGTACTTTGGTTTAATGAACTACGAAGCGCACATACATCCTTTTCTTGAAAGTGAAGGGGGAGGAAATTCATTTAATAATGTATTCAAGGCTCCTAGAACTGAGTTGCAGATATACAACGGGATTGACTCACTGACTCAGATTCGGTTAGTAAATAAACAACTACAGGAGACCGCATATGCCCTATATTAGCCCTCAATTTAAACAAGGTTATGAGTTGATGCACGAAGGGACTGTTGTTCTAAGTGAAATAGAACAGACAGGCATGTGTATCGATGTTGAATACTGTAAAAGCCAGCAAGCACATCTGTCAAGGAAGATTGATCGGCTAGAACGATTATTGCATGAGGACAGTATTGTAAAGGAATGGAAGTCAATCTATCGTGGTGACTTTAACCTGAACTCGAATGCTCAACTTAGTGACATACTCTTTAAAAGGATGCAGATACCACATCCTTTAGCAAGTGACGAGAACCCTAACCCAACAACGGTTGATAAGGCTACTCTCGCAGCTTTAGATGTCCCTATAATCAAGAATATGCTGCAAATGCGAAAGCTGAAAAAAGCCAAGGATACATATATCTCAAACCTGATAAGTGAGTCAGTTGATGGTATACTGCATCCTAGTTTTGGGCTGCACAATGTACGTAGTTTTCGGTCTAGTTCTTCAGGACCAAATTTCCAAAATATCCCAATACGGGATCCTGAGATTAAAAAAGCAGTGCGTAGAGCGTTTATACCTCGTCCCGGTCATGTGTTTGGTGGTGTGGATTTTGGCTCAATGGAAGTGCGAATTGCCGCGTGTGTAGTTGGTTCTACTGAACTCCGTACTATAGACGGACACCAAACAATTACGCATATTATCGAGCGTGTAAACAACAATGAAGATGTTTTTGTTTATGGTTATGACTCTGATAAAAAACGTGTTGCACTCTCAAGAGTGACAGCAGGTGGTATGACTCGTAAAAATGCTGAGGTGTGGAAAGTCGTCCTTGACAATGGTAAAGAAATCATTGCTACACCAGATCACAATTTTATGTTACGTGATGGTGTATATGTTCCTTTAAAGGAATTAAAACAAGGGGATAGCTTGATGCCTTTTTATGAAAAGGTGATCAGTCCAAAAGCTAGTAATGGTGCAAAATATAGACAGATTTACTTGAATAACGGACAAAGTATTCTAGAACACAATTTAATAGCTGAAGACATCAAGGGTACTATTATTAAAGGTTCAGGACTACTAGTTCATCATAAAAATAGTAATGGATGCTGTAACAAACTTTCTAACTTAGAAATAATGGATAGAGCAGAACACATGCGTATTCATTCAATACAAGGGTGGGAAAGAACAAGAGATACAAGAAACAACCTTTTTAGAGATAAGGAATTTCAAAAACAACAAGGGCTAAGATTAAAAAAATGGCGTGAGAACTTAAGTACAGAAGAGAAATTTGAATATGGTAGAAGAATTTCAGATAGTGTGAAAGCTAGAGGAGGAATGATAGGTACTAATAACCCAATGTATGGTAAACATCATACAATTGAGACAAAAGAAAAACTACGTATAACTAAAACCGGCACTAAATTAGGCCCTAGCTGGAGTGCTGGCCTGACAAAGGAAAACCATCCTTCATTAGCAAAACTTTCTAATTCAAGGAAAGGTCAACCTACTTGGAATAAAGGCAAAAAAGGTCTTTATATAACATCTAAAGAAACAAAAAAGAAGATATCTATCTCTAGTATGGGTAGAGTATTTACTGACGAAACAAAAAAGCTTTTAAGTCAAAATAAAATAAAACACTGGGAGCATCTTAGAGAAAGTGGTGAAAAGGTACAATGTGCTATATGTGGAAATGTCTATACAGTTATCACAAATACCCATTTACGCAATAAACATAACATCACATGTGAAGAGTATAAAGAGACGTATAATCACAAAGTAGTATCAGTTGAGTTTGCTGGCTACGAGGATGTATTCAACATTAATGTAGATAGATTACATAATTATGCTGTTTCATCTGGTGTTATTCTCAAGAATTGTTATCATAAAGATCCTAAGATGTTAGAGTATTTAACAGACCCTACAACCGATATGCATAGGGATGTGGCTATGGATTGCTTTATGATCAGTGATCCACAAAAGGTACATAAGGCCATTAGGCAGGAGGCGAAAGGCTCATTTACATTTGCACAGTTCTATGGAGATTATTACGTTCATTGTGCAAAAAACCTCTGGGCTCCAGTAATTAGAGATAATAATCCTTTAACATTAGCTGATGGTCAAACAAAACTGATTGACCACTTAAGAGCGTGCGGGATTGACGACTACGGTGACTTTGAAAAACATATGCAGAAAGTTGAGGATATTTTTTGGAATCAACGATTCTCCGTATATACTCAATGGAAGAAAGATTGGAAATCTGAGTACGATAAAAAAGGGTACTTTGATCTGTATACTGGATTTAGATGTTCAGGGTTCATGAAAAAGAACGACGTATTAAACTACCAGATACAAGGGTCAGCATTCCATTGTTTATTGTGGTCACTAATACAGTTGCATAAATGGCTAAAAACCAATAAGCTACGAACCGTTATAGTGGGACAGATACATGATGAGGCTGTTCTTGATATGCATGAAAGTGAAATAGAAGTTGTATTAGCTAAATGCAAAGAAATTATGACAGTTGATATTGTCAAACATTGGTCATGGATTATTGCTCCATTAGAAGTCGAAGCTGACTTTTGTCCACCAAATGGGACATGGTATGAAAAGACAGGGCTACCTGTTCCACAGAAATCTTTTGTTGATTTATGGGAACAGTATAAAAACGGATATGTTTCTGAGTATTCCAAATGTTTATGACATTTAAAGTATTTTGGGTATTGTATTTTTCGCTAATAGTCATTAAAAGTAAAAGAGGAATAATATGTCATTGATTACTAAATATCGTCCCAACACATTTGAAGGGGTAGTTGGGAATGCTGATACTATCAGTAAAATAAAAAACATGTTAGATAAAGATGATCCTAAAAGAACATTTTTACTATCAGGGCTTAGAGGTTGTGGTAAAACAACTATTGGGCGTATTATCGCAAAGCATGTGGGATGTAACATCGACTTTGATTTTATTGAGTTTGATGCAGCAGCATTAAATGGCGTTGGCCCTGCTCGTGATTTGCGGGAACAATGTCTATACAAAAGCCTAACACAAGGTCCTAGAGTATGGTTAATTGATGAGTGTCATCGGATGACTGATGCTGCTCAAGAAATACTACTCAAGACATTTGAAGAACCACCTGATCATGTGTTTTTCGTATTAGCTACTACGGACCCACAAAAAATTAAACAAACAGTTATTGATAGATTTGCACATTTTAAAGTGCAGCCATTAACTGAGGTTGAGTTTAGTTCATTCATTAAAAAGATAGCTAGACGTGAAAAGGTAACTTTACCTGATGAAGTTATACTCTCATTATATGATAAAGCTGAAGGACGTCCTAGAACAGGACTAAACATACTTGAAAAGCTCATAGGATCTTCTACTGAAGAGATGCTTGAGATGATTAAGTCTGAAAGTGAAGCAGAGAATGAGGCAATTGAGCTGTGTAGAGCACTCATTAAAAAAGAGTCATGGGGCAGTGTTAAAAAAATACTTGCTAGCATAATGATTAAAGAGGATCCTGAAACCATACGTAGAATAGTTTTCGGATACATGACGTCTATTATGCTAAAAGGTACAAATGATGCAGCGTTTGAGATTGCTTCAAACTTTAAGGATCCATTTTATACTAACGGCAAAGGTGATCTAATTTTTTGCTGTTACAACACATGTATGTAATTACATATGAGTAACTACTCCTATAAAGAAGAACTTGGAATTGATCCTGATGCTTTAGATGTTGAATGGTTAATGCAACCGCAGTTGTATCTAAAGTATGCAGAACTTTATGTTAACGCAGAAGTGTATTACGACCGTACTAAAGAAAAACTTGAGCTAGTAAAAGCTACACTAGACAATCGTATACGTAGTACACCTGCTTTATATATGTCTTCTGAAAAGAAACTAACTGAAGCTTCAATAAACAGTATAATAGTAACTGATGAAGAATATAAAAAAGCGCAAAGTATTTTCCAAGCTGCAAAAAGAACATTTAAACTGCTAGGAGTAGCACTTAGAGCTTTTGAACAAAGAAAAACAGCCCTTGAAAATTTAGTCAAATTACATGGGCAGTCGTATTTCTCCTCACCTAATGTTAATGAGCAACGGACATTAGGTGAGTCAGTAAACACGTCACTTAAGAAACGTGAAGATGCACAAGAGAAAATACGAAGACGGATGGATAAGAAAAAGTCTGAGAATAAGGACTAACAACGTAGCACACTCAAAATATTAATCGGAGGTTGTACACATGGCAATGGCAAAAAAGTTCACTTCAATGCGTTCTGATATTCGTAAACAAGCATCTACAAGAAACGTTGGAGGCGGAACTACATTTATACTACCTGAAGGGGTTAATTTTTTCACCCCTAAGAAAGGCACTACTAAGCTCCGTATCGTACCTTATGTTGTATCCATTAACAAGCACCCAGCTGGTCGCGATGTAGGTGATCAATGGTTTGAACGCCGTTTTATGATGCATTACAATATAGGCGCAGAATCAAAGTCGTACATTTGTCCTAAAACTATTGGACAACGGTGTCCTATTTGTGAATATAGACTGAAGTTAGCTAAAAGTCAAAACCCGGATGAAGAGACACTGAAAGAGCTTAGACCCAAAGACAGAGTACTGTACAATGTCGTTGATCTTGATGACGACGAAGATAAAGTACTGTTGTGGAATATTAGCTATTACAATTTTACTAAGAAGTTAGAAGAAGAGATCACGGAGGGTCCTGACGAATACGGTGATTTTCCTAATCCTGATGAGTCCGGTATGATTTTATCAGTCCGTTTCTCAGAAAAGACTATGGGTAAAACTACCTTTCTTGAAACTTCACGTATTGACTTTAAAGAAAGAGGTGTCGATCTTTCAGACAGTGTTCTGGAAAGTGCACTAGACCTTGATAAGATCATCAAAGTACTCCCTTACGATGACTTGGAAGCTATTTTCCTTGAGATTTCTGAAGGTCAAGGTAATAAGAGTAATGACACTGACACTGACAAAAAAGAAAATAAAAGAGAGTCCAAGCAAAAGGACAAAGTAAAAGAGAAAGACGCTGATGACGTTGCCGCTGAAGAAGCTAAAAAAGCCGCAGCTGAAAAAGCCCGTAAGGATGCTATTAGAGCCGCTAAAAAAGCTGAAGCTGAAAAAGAGAAGGGTGGTGATGATTGTCCTCATGGTGGTGTGTTTGGTTCAGACACTGATTCACTTCCTCAGTGTGATACTTGTCCGCAATGGGACGCTTGTATTACTAAGAAAGAAGGTTGATGCTTAGTAGTATATTATGATAATAAGCCAATGTATGTATCATTATACATTGGCTTATTTTGTTTCATATATTAAACACTATTGTGTAAGGGGGTATGTATGCCAAGAGGTGTGAAGAAAAGCAATACACTAGCTATTGACGCTGCACAGCAGGACTTAGAAAGCAATGCGAATGATATTGCACAAGAAGTCGCGGACCAGGTTGAGGAACGTCAAAACGAAGTTAGTAGTGAAGATGATGGTGATACTATTGTTGTTGACGACAATACTGTGTTCATACCTTCAGGTAGCAGGATGCTTAACATAGCTTGTTCTGATAGATTTGAAGGTGCATTTGTCATGGGTAGGTATGTTAATATAATTGGAGACAGTTCAGCGGGTAAAAGTCTTCTAGTGTTATCTATGTTAGCTGAAATGGCTAATGATCCTAAATTTGATAACTACAGATTTATTTATGACGACGCTGAAGAAGCAAACTCTTTCGATGTTAAAACACTATTCGGTTCAAAGTTATATGAGCGCATTGAGCCTCCAGGGTTTGAAAAAATACCTAATACAATAACAGGTGAATTCGAGACAGTGCCCAAGAACTCTGATACAATACAAGAGTTCCAACTAAACATTTTTGATGCGTTTTCTGATAAGTCAGAACGTCCTTTTATATATGTCCTTGATAGTTTTGATTCTATTACGAGTAAAGCTGAATTAGAGACTACGTATAAGAACATCGAACATCTCAGAAAAGGTACTAAAGAGTCAGGAAGTTATGGAATGGACAAACCTAAGATCATAGGACAGATCCTACGTATGATTAAAGGTAAGTTGAAAGAGACACAGTCATTCCTTGTTATAATTTCTCAGACACGTGATGACATTAATCCTATGACATTCACTACTAAAACTAGAAGTGGTGGTAATGCTCTTAAGTTTTATGCAAGTCATGAGATATGGTTGGCAGTAGCTGGGAAGATTAAAAAGACAGCTCTTGGACATGACCGTATTATTGGTGTGAATGTAAAAGCTAAGTTAGGGAAGAACAAATTAACAGGTAAGTTACGTGAAGTTGAATTCCCTATTTACTACAGTTATGGTGTTGATGACATATCTTCATGTGTTGGTTTTATCCTGTCTACTAACCACTGGGTTATGGAGAAAAAAACTATACTAGCTGATGACCTAGGTGTAAAAGGTACTAGAGAGACACTAATTAAACATATTGAAGAGCGTGATCTTGAAAATACTTTGTATGCAATAGCTAATGATAGATGGAATGCAATAGAAGATGCGGTTATTGTTAGACGTAAAAGTAAATTCAGTAATTGAGATAGTGATGCAAGTAGACAAGAATACAGCCATAGTGATAGATTGTGCAAACGTAGGATGGGCAGCATCATATGTATACACATTTATGAAACATGAAGATTCCCCGGTAGGTGTTATATATGGTTTGTTGAAAAGTATACTTGATGTTTCTGAAGTAGTGTATCCTAATCATATCTTTTTCGCATGGGATTCAATGAAGTCAAAGAGACGACTTATGTATCCTGGGTATAAAGCTAAAGATGAAATAGATATGTCAGAAGAAAAACTACTTCAGAAACAGATAACTACACATCAACTGGATTTACTTAGATATGATATACTCCCTGCCATCGGTTTTAATAATCATTGTGCGCATACAGGATATGAAGCTGACGATGTAATGGCATCAATTGCACTACAGCATCCATTTGATATGTTGTTAATCGTCAGTAATGATGGGGACATGTTGCAGTGTATTACTGATAGTGTCTTAGTGTATAATCATAAAGAACACGCATTAATAGATACAGATGCTTTTTTTGATATGCACGGCATACTCCCTAGTCAATGGGCTAGAGTAAAGTCACTTTCAGGGTGTGTTTCAGATAAAGTTCCTGGAATTGAAGGAGTACAAGAGAAAAAGGCAATACAGTATCTCTTAGGTAAAATGCCTAGATCTGGCATAATATATAAACGCATAATAGCAGCTTTGGGTAGTGCTGAATATAAGAGAGATACCGCTCTAGTAACCCTACCTTTAAAGCAATTAAACTTCGACATTCAGCATGACACAGTAGATATTAAGAAGTTACTTGAAGTATGTAAAGAGTATGGATTACATAAACTCATTCGTCCGCAAGAACTAAATAAATGGCGAATTATTTTTAATAATATCCATTAATTTATGTTTACTATTTCGTTAATTATTCGTATCTTGTATTAACTAAAACATATTGACATATATTACAGTTAATCTACTAGTTTTGGAGAGTCATCCTTGTTCAAGAGCATAACGTTACGAAATTTCCAATCGCATATCAATACCTGCGTCCCTCTTTCTCCTGGCATTACTTTAATCACAGGAACCTCAGATCACGGTAAATCTGCTATAGCTCGAGGATTTAAATGGGCTATCATTAATCGCCCTTATAAAGATGTTGGGTTACGTAATGAAACAGTAGATGACAAGACTGAGTTTTCAGTAGCATTAGAACTTGACGATGGTACGACAGTCACTAGGTTTAAGGATAATAATACCAATGGGTATCGTCTATCAACACAAGTTGAGCCTATAAAAGTAATTAAAACTGATGTTCCGCAAGAAATTCAAGATGTATTAAAAATGACTGATATCAACATTCAGGAACAACACAATCCGTACTTCCTTCTTAATGATAAAGGGAGTGCTGTTGCAGCAGCTTTTAATGAAATGGTTGGGTTGTCAGTCATGGACCAGTGTGTTGAGGAAGCTAGAGTTGAAGTCAATTTAGCTAAAGCAGCTTTAAAGAGCACTGAAGTTGAAGTTGTGCGTGTACATAAAGAGTTATCAAAGGTAGTTGATACTACAGACATTGAAGTTATTTTATCTCAAGTACACACACTAAACGCTGAATATATTGCTACAGAATCAAAACTTTCTGAGTTTAACTATATTATTGATGCATATCAAAAATATAGTGCTGCTATTAACGTGTATGCTCCAATAGTACAGCAGTGCGAAGAGGAAGTTGTAGCTATTGAAAAAGTATTTAAACGCCTTGAATTATGCACTGGTAAAATGCATGATATGACCGGTGTTATTGATACATATACAAAAACAAGCACAGCTATACAAAAAATCACTATACCTACTATAAATACAGTACTAATAGAAGATCTACTTACACAAGTAGACAATCTCGACACTACCTGTGTCGATATGGATGTGCTTATTACTAGTTATACTACCTCAAAAACAAAAGTAGCTGATGTTCATGTTGAGGTTGACACAACACAAATAGTTCTTGATGACTTACTATTACAATATACAGACTGTCCTTTATGTGGTTCAGTCCTACACAACTAAACACCTCTTATAGTTTTTAATTATGACAGAATTCAAGTTCATAGCGTGTAGTGATATCCACATACGCAAAACAACGCCCATTGCAAGAAAAGACTTATTTTATTCATCACACAGAAGAAAACTAGCTTGGTTATTTAAATTAGCACAAGATAACAATGCTGCGATTGTCTGTGGAGGTGACGTATTTGACACAGTTTCAATTCCGCACTATATAATAGAGGACATAGTTAGTTTAGCTCTAAGGTACGATGTCCAACTACTCACAGTCTATGGACAACATGATTTACGATATCATGTATATAGTTCATACAAAAACACCCCATTAGCAATACTCCTAACTGCATTACACAACAAGCATTTAGACATACAGCCCTTTGTAAATGATGTAGTCGCTATACAAGGAGCCAGCTGGGGCAGACCAATCCCTGATGTAATTCCAGGAAAATTAAACATCCTAGCCACGCATAGGATGGTCACTGAAAATGGTGGACTATGGGAAGGACACACTGATTTTAAAACAGGTAATGATCTGCTTAATTTGACTAAATACGACATTATTGTGTCAGGTGATAACCATAAGTCATTTATATGTGAGAAAGATTCTAGATTCGTAGTAAATAGTGGGTCATTTGCAAGAACCACAACTCTTCAGATTGAGTACGAGCCTCGAGTAGTATTATTCACCGTAAAAGATAGTGGCATTACTTATGAATGGATTAAAGTTCCTATTCGTGAACATGCACTAGTTTTCAAAGAAGAAGTAATTGAAGAATATCATGACAAACTAGCGTTAACACAGGAACAACTACAGGCATTTACTACTCAGCTAAACTCGTATAAAATGGAGAAGCCTGACTTCATGTACAATTTACAAGAAATAAAAAGAAGCTTAGTTAACACTGGGATTGTGTCAATATTAGATAAGATTGCTCTCAAAGTAGGGCAAAAAATAAAGGTATCATAAGATGGACGATAAAAATAGAGTTCTTGAAGTAAAATCAAAATTAAATGCGTTGTCTACTAAAAAGTCAAGACTAGAAGGACAGTTTGATGCTGTTAAAAAGACAATGGTTGATAAGTACGGTATACCAGATATTGATACTTTCATTAAAGAACGTGATAAGTTGTGCACTAAGCGTGATATGTTACAGGTGGAAATTAACACACTGCTCACTAAAGCAGAGAACCTCCTAGACGGTATGTAGCATGCAAGATTACACAAGTAGAATACAAGCACTACAGACATTTGTAACTAAACAGAAGCTAAACCGTGAAATCCTAAATGAGAGAAGTGCTGCACTCTTAATAGAGAAAACTCAGAACACTGAGTGGGTCACATCAGCTTCCGGAGCACGTGAAGTTATTAATGTCTTAGTACAAAAGACGCTAGATCAAATAAGTGGTAATATAGGACAATTAGTAACTGAAGCCATACACGCTGTATTTGAAAACCCGTATACATTTAAAATGGAGTTTATTACTAGGCGTAATCAAACTGAATGTGATTTATACGTGACTAGGAATAATATAGATAGACATCCTCTTGAATCAAATGGTGGAGGGTTAGCTGACATAATTAGTTCCGCATTACGTTCAACGTTTTTAGTGTTATCAGAATTAAGACCTGTTTTAATACTTGATGAACCCTTTAAATTTTTAAGTGAAGATTTACAAAGTTATTGTTGTGTTATGTTGAAGACAATTAGTGAGCAGTTAGGCATTCAAGTTATTATGGTATCGCATCTAAATGAAATGAAAGAGATTGCTAATAGCATAGTGCACGTAT